CCCAATGTCTTCTCCGCAGCAGGACTCGGAATGAACGCAGCGCAAGAAGCCCTGCAAGTCACCGAGAAACTTGATGTGCTGGAAGTTAAGGAGAATCAAGATGGGAACTGAACTCGCACCAAGTCTGGTGAAGACGGAAGGAGATGCAGTCTCCAAAGTTCCTGCGGATATTCTTGCCAAGCTGCAGATGGAGATGAACGGGCTCGAAACTAAGCTGCTTGCTCTCGATCCAGAGATGAAGAACCATCTCCGTGAATCGCATCGACTTCTCATTTCCTACCCTGAAACTGTGCATCTTCTGAATGATGAAGGAGTTGCTCTCCTGATTCAAGCAGCAAAGCAGCACATGAAGGTGGAGATTGTGAAGGAAGCTGCGAAGGGCAAGGGCGCCAGCACCAAGAAGAAACTCAGCACTGATGACCTTTGATTGGAGTGGTCATGGATGACCCTCTAGTTGACATCAGCAGCGTGCGTGTGCATTGTGCCGTGAGGCTGATTGCATACTACGTAACACAGGGTGAGAGGAAGGATTTCCTCCGCCCTCTTTTTGATTCTCCGATCTTTGACTTCTACTGGTCTGCAACTAAGCGGCCGCCGGGCGATGCGCAACTCTTGAATGAGAAGTGGCTTGTGAAAGCCTGCTTGATTAAGTGGCGCTGGGATAGTTGGGACAACTTCTACCCCTACCCAATCCTGCAGCTTTTGCGGCGGCATCCAGTAGAGGAGCAATTCAAGATCAGTGATCTTTTGGAGCAGCGATATGGATTCTATGGATGACTTCCAGAGTCCAGAGGACATTCTAGCCAGCGTGCTAGGAGACTCTGTGAATTCGAAGGACAACGGAAATACTGCAGTCCTTGTTCGCAAGGACAACTATCGGGAGTTGGTGCGTCTTCGCAATGTCACCAGCTATTCGATGCAGCAGAAACTTCACGAGTGCCCGCGTAAGTTCCAACTCTACAAACTTGAGGCAGATGCAAATGAACCGAACGAGGCACAAGGTGAAGGTAACCCCGACTTTGCTTTCGGCCATGCAGTTGGTGCAGGCGTTGCGGCTATCGATGCTGGGACATCTTCCGATGAGGCTGTCTTCCAAGCATTTCTCGCCTGGAACATTGACTTGTTTGCGGAGAAGCAAACTAAGACAGGCCGTGATCCGAAGAAAAGTTTCCACCACGCCCTCTGGGCAATCGAACTTTATCCCGTATTCCGTGCTGACGAAACCGATCTTCGGGAATATGACGTCGTTAAGAACGAAGCGACAATTGCAGTCGACTTTGAAAACGGTCACCTCTACACAGGTCACATTGACACGATTCTTCGTCACCGTTCTACCGGGCGATATAAAGTCAAGGAAAACAAAACGACGGTCTTCGGGACGGTTCATCCGGCTCTCTACGAAAACTCGGATCAAGCTCTCAGCTATTCTGTAGTGCTGGACTCATTTGGAGCAAGCGAGTATGATGTTCTCTACACGATCTACAGCACGAGTGAGCAGCGCTGGTTGCAGTTCGAGTTTACTAAGTCCAACCGTGCGAAGGCTGAGTGGATCCAAGGCCAGTTCTTTGTGCACTCGGACATCGAAGCGTACGAAGAAGCCAACTTCTTTCCGAAGCGCGGAGGAAGCTGCCTCACTTTTGGTCGTCCCTGTGAATACTTTGGAAGCTGCGATTTCAACAGTGGAAAAGTTTTTGGGAAGAACTTCAGTGGACTTGAGTCGGCCGCAGGACTGGAGACTCTCTCTTCCATCGAGCCTACAGACTTCGCCTTCAAAGTCTCCGACCTCCTCGCCAATCTCCACCAACGAACGCAAGAGAACATTTGACAGTGTTCCTCGATCAATCTCACAGGACAAGCTATGACTGACCAACTTGAAAAGCTCCACTTGAACAGGGATGCGTTTGAAAAGATGCAACTCTTGGGAGAGCGATTCGTCCCGAAGTTCACGCAAGTAGATCCGCATCTGGAGTGCGCATTCATCCGCAAGAATCGGAAGTTTCCAGTGGGGATCGAGATGCTGACAACCAATCCAGATCTTGCCCTGCTCTTCTCTGGATTCGACAATCTGCAGTACAACCCTACGGTTCTGCTCTGCATGGGACAGGACTTGAATCGGAACGTGGACTACGGATTCTGTGGAGTGGGGTGCTTTCAAATCGAGAGCACCATGTTCCATGAGGGTGGAGACTTGCGGCGGGGAACTTGGGAACCTTCACTTCCTGAAGTGCAGATGTTCGGACACTTCATGGAAGAGATGTGCCGCGTCCGTTGGGGTATCGGACAGAAAGCCCTTGCTTGCGAGTTCGGAGTGAAGCCTGAAGACATCGGAATCCGTGAGAACTACGTGCAGATTGGATTCCAGGCTACTGTGGAAGTTGGAGAGGATGAGTGGATGGAGCGGTACGCCATTCAGCAGAAGAATCTCGAACTGGCACAGAAGTATCACACGCAGCAAGTCCTCAGCAAGTTCAGCAACACAGGAAAGGGAACTCTTCAATGAATCTAGATGAGTATGACTCAGTACAGCGCCAGAAGATTCTGGTCTACGGCGAACCTAAGAGTGGGAAGACTGCGCTTGTTGGTGGCTTGGCAGCAGCAGGATTCAAGCTCTGGTGGTTCGATCTTGAGAACGGAATTAAGACGCTCCGCAACCCCGAAGTTCTTGCGCCAGAGTTTCGGAAGAATGTTTCGGTGTTCAATATCCCAGACAATAAGGTACTACCAGTAGCGCTGGATCAGATTCGCAAGCTCTTCAAGGGAGGCAAGCACAAGTTCTGCCACCTGCATGGAATCTCTGGATGCCCTGTCTGTGCGAAAGTTGCAGGGAATGTGTGGTCGGAAGAAATCAATCTTGCAGAATTCGGAGACAATGACATCCTGGTGATCGACAGTTTCACCCAACTTGCAGAGTCTGCCATCAACAAAGTCATGGTGAAAGAGTGGCTGAAGGATGAAGACTACAAGCCTAGCTGGGATGACTGGGCACAGCAAGGGAACTATCTCAAGGAAATCTTGAGCAAGATCCAGACCAGTAACATTCACACCTGTGTGATTTCTCACGACATTGACACGGAGAAGGATGAGAAGAAAGTCAAGATCGTTCCAGTTGGCGGCACGAGAAATGCGAGCAACCAAATGGGCAAGTATTTTGACGAGGTGGTGTACGTGCAGCGGATGAACAAACGTCACATCGCATACAGCAGTTCTCTCTGGAACAACACGCACCTTACGGGTGGACGATCCGGGGTCAAGTTGGAAGAAGGAAATGGAAAGACACTTGCCGATGTCTTCCGTGCCGGGAACTTGGGTCGAGTTAAAGCCTGAGTTGTTTGATCTGCTACTGAAAAAAGGAGCATTGAATGTGGAAGCGCTGAAAGTTCAAGTGGGTGGATCCCACTACAAAGACATGGTGATTCAGCCTGTCGAATACATCGTGAAGAACGACATCCCCTTCCGAGAAGGGAACGTGATCAAGTACATCACTCGATGGAAAATGAAGGATGGACTGAAGGATCTGAAGAAAGCTGCCCACTTCCTCAACATGCTCATTGAAGAGGAAGAGTTGCGATTGAAAGCTGCAGGCTATGAGAAGGTAGCTAACTCGCAGCAGGCGCAGCAACAAGTTGGAAATGCCTTGACTGGTGGCATGGCTAGCGGACAAGAACACCGCTAATCGAAACCAGTTAAACCTTGACTATGACTTGCACTTTGTGCACAACTTTGAAAGACTCTCATCATGACGATCGAAATCCTTGACCTTGACACCCTGCTTGCAGCTTCGATGGATGACCTGGAGGACTTGCCTCCTTTTGGCATTCCCCCGAGCGGTCACTACAATTTCACGATGTCGTTTGACATCAAGGAGATTGGTGAAGACAAGCGCCAGATTCCTGTGGTCGAATACGTGATCGATGCTGTGAACCAGCTGAAGGACGAAGACGAAGCAGGAGATGTGGCAGTGGGTCAGAAGTTCCAGGAAGCTTTCTTCCTCGCGAAGAAGGATGGCACGAAGAATTCCATGGGCATTGGCAAGCTGAAGCAGCGTCTGGCTCCGTTCGCTGAACGCTTCGGCACCACGAACATCGGTGAACTGATCCAGCAAGTGAAGCAAGTTGCTGTCTCCGGTGAACTGAAGCGCAAGCCGAATCCGAAGGACGAAGACAAGCCGAACATGGACATCAAGAATATTGTCCTCTTCTAAGAGCAAAACTCTAGCGGAACTCTAGCAGAACTCTAGCGGAGTAATCCGAGCCCATCTGGATCACAAGTCTAGGTGGGCTTCAATTACTGTGAAGGAGAAGCCGTGTTCACCTCAGAACAATTGCACGGGTGGTTTGAGTATCTTGAGAACGGGTGGCTGCGTAGAAAGACAGGTCCGTTTAAAGGGAAGCTAGCTGGCACGTACAACTCGTCAGACAAATATATCTATGTGTACGTAGAAGATAAGAAATATGCTGCTCATCAATTGATCTGGTGTATGCATACAGGCCGGTGGCCTGAGCTGGATATCGATCACAAAGATCGAATCAGAGATAACAACCGGATAGAAAATCTGCGTGAGTGCAGTAGATCTGTTAATTTGCACAACCGTGAAGCAAAAGGAATACGCCAGCTTCCAGGTGGAACTTGGGAAGCACGCGGGTGCCGTCATTACATTGAGGTGCATCTAGGCTGTTTTACTACTGCAGAAGAAGCTCGTGTTGCCTACCTCAAATTTAAAGGAGAAGTTAAATGACCCGTGTCTGTGGGTTCTTCGGAATTGAGAACTCTGGGATCGAAGGCCAGCAGGATCGAGTACACCTGCCGCGAATCCAAGAGTTCCTCGGTCCGGGCAATGCATTCAAAGTTGCTTTGTCCGAGGACGGAATAGAATACTTCGCCACTTTTGCCGCAAAGGCCAAGGGCGCGGGATTGGATGCAGCAATCATCACGGATCAACTCCTGATGACTCAAGTCCTGCAGGCGCTTCCAGATTTCAAGCCCAGCTTCAACAAGAATGGATCAGAGAAGAAGCTCAGTCTGAATGATTACCATGGAAGCTTCTTCACCATCCCTGGATTCAAGCTGAATCGAGAGAAGGATCTGGATGTTCTCATTCTGAATCCGCTCTCGCATCTCCGCACGGTGCCAGAAGCGCCCTTCATCTTCAAGCGATTTGTCTCCAAGATCAGCAAGCCTGAGTCCTGGTTCCCGCAAACGGAATTCACTTGGGAACTCGCAACAGAATCCAGCATCGAAGCTCTCTATGAAAAGTTCCAGACTGCCCTTCTCATCGCAGCGGACATTGAAACGGACGAGGGAAGTGAGCTTCGAACGATTAACTGCAGCGGTTATTGTGCTCTGTTTCCTGATGGCAGCACTCATGCAGTGGTCATTCCTATTGATTCTATGTGGGGTGTCCAATGGATGAAGTTGTTCAACTCTCTTCCAGCGCCAAAGGTGTATCAAGGTGGACTATACGATAACCTGTATAAACTGCGGTACGGAGCGCCGACATACAACTGGCTCTACGACACACAACACTTGTTTCATTCGTGGTTCTCAGAACTTCCTAAGCGTCTTGACTACATTACCGCGTTTGCCCTGCGCTACGTGCGGTTCTGGAAAGATGACGGTAAGAGTGGAGGTTTGCTTGGACATTACGAATACAACGCCCGTGACACGTGGGCTACACTCAATAGCTGCCTGTCACTCTTGCTCGAAATGCCAGCCTGGGCTAAAGAAAACTATCTCCAAGAGTTCCCCGTAGTCTTCCCATGCCTGCATTGTGAAGCCGATGGCATGGCTACGGATGAAGCCGCTTTTGATGCGAGCCGCAAGAAAGTCCTAGAGACTCTTGAGCCGATCGAAGCCAGACTCCGCAAGTGGATTCATCCAGACTTCAACCCGGCAAGCTCGCAGCAAGTTAAGCAGCTGCTGAAAGTTCTCGGGTGCGCTGACAAGAATGGGAACGTAAAATCCTCAGACGAGAAAGCGTTGAATGCAGCTGCTGCTGCACACCCTCTGAACGAATTCATTCTCTCAGAAATTCTCGAGGTGCGCGGTCTTCGCAAGCTTCGTGACACGTACTTGGTTAAGGAGAAACTCTGGAATGGAAGACTGTTCTGCAAATTCAACCCAGCTGGAACTGACACTGGACGACTGGCATGCATGGAGTCTAGCTTCTGGTGTGGACTTTCTCTACAGACGATTCCTGGAAGAGATGGACCCGCAATTCGGTCCTGGATCAAAGCGGATCCTGGCTGGCTTCTTGGCGAGAACGATCAGCCGCAATCAGAAGCGCGATGTGTCGGATACCTTAGTGGCTGTCAGAATCTTATTGACCTCGTTGAGGGACCACACGACTACCACAGTTGGAACGCACAGAGTTTCTTCGGAGTTCCTTATGAGGAAATCTATGATGAAGCTCTCAAGAAAACTCTGAACAAGGCGCTTCGTGATCTGAGTAAGAGAACCAATCACGGAGCAAACTACAACATGGGTGCGGCTGTCATGCTGGATACCATGGGGCCGAAGAAGGTTGCAGAAGCGAAGCGAGTTCTGAAACTGCCAGCGAAGATGACACTGCTGGAAGTCTGCGGACACTTGCTTGCTGCGTATGAGAAGACCTACCCTGAAGTCAAGAAGGATTGGTATGACGATATCAAGCGTACGATTGGAATCACGAAGAAGCTTGTCTCTCCGCTTGGGTGGACTCGTCATTTCTTTTCGGACCCTAAGAGTTCTAAGCCGGCGCTCAACGCTGCGGTGGCTCACGGACCACAGAACCTTTCGGTCGGGATCATCAACAAAGTCTTTTATCGGGTATGGCGTGAGAGCGTCTACGGTTCACTTCGTGGGGCTCTCCGTATTAAAGCCCAGATTCACGATAGCATCCTTTATGGGTACAAGGACCCGGCCGTACCGGAAATGGTTAAGTCTCTCATGGTCCTCCCCGTTCAAGTCAAAGACATCAAGGGCAAGACAAGAGAGATGATTATCCGACCGGACATTTCCGCCAAGCCCGGCGCTACGCACTGGTCACAACTCAAGTAAACAAGGGCAACGCCATGAGTGCAGCAGTCCTCCCACTTGCTCAGAAGCCAGACCTCTTCGACTTGTACTTCGAATACACGAAGAACACTGAAGCGACAACCATTCACCACAGGTGGTCTATGGTTGGCTGTTTGAGTGCGCTTCTAGGTCGACAGGTTTGGCTTCCATTTGGTGAGTTCCGAATCTTCCCGAATCAGTACATCATGCTGATCGGGGAGAGCGGTGCGAGAAAGTCCACCGCGATCAAGATGGCGAAGAAGGTTCTCTCCGCGCACGGGTATAAGAACTTTAGTGCGGAGAAGACCACAAAGGAAAAGTTCCTCCTTGACTTGGAGGGGCTGGAAGAAGCGAGTGATGCAGAGGTTGCAAACACTCAGGTCATGCAGAATCTTGGCTTAGGAGATATTCATGCAAGCGAACCCAAAGAAGTCTTTATCGTTGCTGATGAGTTCAACGACTTCATGCGCACCGGGGACACCGAATTCCACAGCATGCTCGGGGCGTTGTGGGACTGGGACGATGAAACCAAAGGATACACACAGCGACTCAAGAACTCCAAGTCTGTGTCAATCTACCAGCCAACAATCAATTTGCTCGGAGGAAACACGCACGTCGGATTCGCAGATATGTTTCCTCCTGCGTCGCTTGGACAAGGCATCCTGAGTCGGATGCTGCTGATCTTTGCAGAACCGAGCGGGCGAAAGATTGCATTCCCTGAGCCTGCAGATGCAGCAATTCGTGCGCAGCTTTCAGGTCTTCTTACTCAGATCAAGGAGAAGATCCAAGGTCCGATGAAGATGACGGACAAAGCAAAGGACATGATGCAGACGATCTACAATAGCTATTCTGGTGTGACGGACATTCGATTCAACAGCTACAACACCAGACGCTATACGCATCTTTGGAAGATGTGCATTCTGGTTGCCGCAGCGAGACTCAAGATGGAAGTGGGAGTTGCAGAGGTGCTCTATGCGAATACGGTTCTCGCCTACGCAGAACATTTCATGCCGAGAGCGCTCGGAGAATTCGGCAAGAGCAAGAACTCAGAAGTTGCAGGGAAGATTCTGCAGGTGCTGGAGAAAGCTGGACACGCACTCACTGTAGATCAGCTCTGGGAACAGGTTCAGAGCGACTTGGACAAGATGCAGGATCTTGCCTTGTTGCTGGAAGGTCTGAGACAGGCTGACAAGATTCAGTATGTCAAAGAGCTTAGGGCATTCATCCCTAAGAGAAAAGTCCTCAGCACGAAGGAAGTTTACGTGGACTACAACTTGTTGAGGGAATTCAAAACCGTGAAGCTGGGAAACTAGCACTAGGATTCAGGAGAACACAGAATGGAAGAAAGCTACTATGACAAATACAACAAGTTCGCGGATGCTTGCGACATTCCTCGAGGCACCATCGGTGGAGAGTTGGATGTCGCATCAATTCTCCTTGCTCACAGCCTCGTGGTTGAAGAGTGGGAATTTGAAACCAAGACGGACCTTGCCAAGTATCTCGCTAGCCCTACGCTGGAGAATCTCGTGGAGGTGGCTGATGGAATTGCTGACACCATCTACGTCCTCTGTCAGCTTGCTCGTAGCATGGGCATCCCTCTTAACGGTGTATTTGATTGCGTCCAGTTCGCAAACATGTCCAAGGTAGGAGAGGATGGAAAGGTTCGGCGACGGGAAGATGGCAAGATCCTCAAGCCGGAAGGTTTCGTTCCTCCGAACGCAGCGATCTTCAAGCTGCTGCAGAAAGAGTTGGACCGGAAGTATCTGAGCGAGAATCCAACCCTGCAAGCAGACACCGGCTGGAAGATTCAAGCCGCCAAAGACGGTGTGACGGAAGCAGAAGACGTCGCATTCAAGCTGATGGACTAAGGAGAAAGACATGGACAATCAACATCGCCAGATCAAAGGCTACCGAGAGCTGGACAGCCAAGAGATCTACCTGATGAACAAGGTGAAGAGCCTTGGTGCAGAATTGGATGCGGCACTGAAGGAAGTGAAAGCATTCAACGATGACCGCTACCAGGAAGCGGAGCGGCGTTCCAACTCAAGTGACCAGACGGAAGAGCAGGTGCGAATCGCAAACGATGTTCTTGCAAATCACCACTACGCAGAACCGAATCGCTGGACTGCAATGGCACGAACTCAGTTTCAAACGGGTCTGATGTACTTGACTCGGGCAGTAGCGAAACCTGAGTTCCTCTGAACACAGCGCGCGAAAAACTAATCCCTCAACGGCCTAGTGCCTGCGAGGGATTTTTCACGTCCAGAATTTAGTCGAAAAAAGACCCCGCCGAAGCGGGGCTCAAGGAGGACACAGGCAGAAACTTGTTTCTAGATCTTCTTACAGGTAGGTGAGAACGCCACCATCTTGCACCCAGTTGGTTCCGTTGAACACGAAACTGGTAGTGCCGGATTGGTTGGCAGTGCCAGCAGCATCCGCACCTTTCTTGAAGATCGCATTCCAAGTCACGACACGACCGCCCGTTGCATCTTGGCGGAAGTTGAACGTGAGTCGCATGCCAACTCGGGCACCAATCGGAGCACCAATGGTTTGAGCACCAGTCAGAATGCCCATCACGATGGTTGTGAAGGCGTACTGCAGCGTAGGAGTATAGCTCGCAGCGTAGACTGGAGTGATCGTGCCCTGCAGAAGCTGAGCTTCACTGGTCGTATTGGCCCAGTTGTTTGCCGTGGTGTCGAGAAGTTGCTGTGCTTGTTCAAGTTGAGACATGATAAGTCCTTTCAAGGAGGAAGTTGTGAGAGGAGAGATTCCTACTCGGGGAGGGAACTAGGTGCTTCAGCGAGAGTTGAATAGTCCTGCAGAGGCTCTCCACCCATGAGAGCTTGCATCTTCTTGCCGTAGGGAGAGCCAACCTTCTGTGCCATCTGGTTCACCACGGAAGTGTTGGCATCGCGACTCCAGCGTTGGAGAGAACTGGAGAAGGTTTCGATCCGTCCACCGCTCTTGGCGTAAGAACTCATGAAGTCTTCCATGTCTTCTGCATCTGGCATCTGATTGTTGCTGAGTTTAGTCTTGACTGCCTGACCAAGAGCATCAATCTTTGCCCGATCCATTGCTTCGTAGGACTTGTTGCGATAGAGCTGATTCAGCGCGACTGCTTCGTCCATCGGACGTGCACCCATAAGGCGCGGAATCCCACCGAAATTCATCACGCGATCTGGAATCCGTGCAAGCATGCTTGTCGTCTCCAGGTCATTCGCAGAAGAAATCAGACTGCCTTTCCCAGTAGTGGTTTGACCCGCCAGAAGTTGCGCAAATCCTGCAAGCGGTCGATTCCAACCTTGATGCTCCAACGCTTGCAACATAGAAGAGCTTACATCCGCACCCTGTGCCACCTGACGGCCGAATCCTGCCACCGCTCCTGCAAGTTTGATACTCGCAGAGACAGCTGGAATGTCAACAGGATTGATCGGGAGAATGGAAAGATGACGAGGATTGATGTCGCCACGAGAATAGAGCGCAGGTGCCTTCTCTCCAAAGAGCGGGAAAGCGCTTGCAGTTCCATAGAGCATCCAATCTCCAAGCTCCTTGTTCGCAGCGGGCAGGAAACTGTACGCATCTGTGTGGCTGGTATTTCCACTCGCACTGCCGATCAGATGCTGATTGATGGCATCGAAGAATGGCAGACCATTCATCCCATAGATGGAGCTTTGCAGTCCAGCAAAGGTAAGGAGCGCTCGCTTATTTCGATCTTCCATGTGTCGGAAGAGTTGCTGCAGCACGTTGAACGCATAAGTCTGGAAAAGACCAACTGCCGCTCCGGTAGTTCCTTGGAATACCACCGGGCGTTGGCTAGAGATGTAGTTTCCTTGGACGCGATTGACGAAGGACGAAATGTACGCATTTTGTTCCTTAAGATCCATGATCCCCTTAGCAACCAGAGGATCGCTCAGTTGTCGCATGACATCTGCAGAGACAAAGCGAGTGAACTCTTCAGAGAACGTGTTCCCTGTGATCTTTGCACCCTTCTCAATCGCTGCATTCACCTTGCCATTCCACTCATCGAACTTCCGATTCGGAACGTAGGCAAGATCATCAAGCACTTCATGGTAGAGCGTGGCAACATCCTTGATGTCACCATTGGCCTTGTACCGCGCGATCAGCGCTTCCTTGTCTGCGCCGAAAAAGTTCTTAACCGCTTGGCCCAACAGCTTAGTTGTTGAGGGAACAGCACCTTCAGCGCCTGGAACTTTCACGCTGGTGAGCTGACCGAGTGCACCAACAAGTTCAGGATCGCGTGCTGCAAGCGCCCGAATACTCGCCAACTCTGTGCCCAGCATGATCGGAGTGCTGATCACGTTCACAAGCGAGTTAGCAAAGTCAAACCGCAAGACAGTCGTGGCGAGCCACATGTTTGCCTTTTGGAATGCGATCTTGATTGCGTTCTTCGGCACCTTCTCATTGGCGACAAGATAGTCCTCCATGGTTTTGTAGGGCGCATTCAGCCCCACATCTTCCATGAGTTTGTTGGCCTTGTCCAGACTCGCAAGATCCTTCCCCTTGCTGCCGCGGAATTCGCTCCACAAGTCATCCAGCACAGAGTAAGTCTTCGTGCCGATCTTGTCCACGAACTCGTTAAGAGAATCAAGCAGCGGGAACTCTCCTTGCTTGGAGATGTTCAGGGCAGTCTTGATGTAGTCTCCAAAGGGATCCTGAATTCCCTTGCGAGCAGCGAACATACCTTTGGCAACAGAAGTAGACGCGGATTGAAACTGCTCCGAGAGAAAGCTGAGTTCACTAAAGAACTGCCGATGCTTGACTTGAACGGCTGATCGAACAAGATTGTCGCTTGCATTCCCGTGCCACCGTACATAGTCTTCGAGTACGTTTTCAGCACGTGTTTCAGGAAAGAAATCTCCCAGGACACCCTGTCGCTGCAGCTGGCTGTTGACTTTGCTTTCGTTGATCTGCATGCTGTAGTCATACTCACCTCGTGCTTTGAAGAACTTCGCAGTGTCTTGCTTGAAGATGACTTCATAGTCGTCTCCAACCTTGCTGGCCAGCTGACGAAGTTGCTCTTCATTCTTCGCCGTAATCATGGCAAGATCAGTGCTCGCACCGATCCGCTCCTTCGTCCGCACGAATGCGAAGAAAGGATAGCGACGCGTATCGACTGGAGGAACATAGACGCTGCGAGCATCCAGCTCCCGTGAAATTCCAGTGGCATTGAGCAAGCTCGTTTGCTTCTGAATTCGCTCTGCATTCAAGCCAGTGGAATTCTCCAGGAAGTCTGCAACTTTCGAGTCCTTGATTCGATACTCGCCAGCGATCTTCTGGTCCGGAGTTCCTTGCGCCTTCACGTAGTTGATGGCATCGTCAAGATCATCCACCTTTCCCGACTCGAAGAGCTTCACAGCTTCACGATCCACGAGGCGGACTTGATCGCTGAATTCATCTCGCACCATGTAGTAGCGACGGGAGTCTCGACGCAGCGCAGTCGTCAGAACACCAAGTTCCGCGGCTGCATCCACAGAGTCTCGAATCGCATTCACATTCGGAGCGAGCTGCTGGATCGTTGCATCTCTCCACTTCTGGCTCACCAATGCAGTCTGCTTACCAGTGTCCTGGACAAAGAGTTCTGCTTGCCGACCGTAGTCTGCATTGCTCGCACCAAACGCTTTCGCACCTGCACCTTGCTCACTCACGCCCTGAATGAGATCCTTCGGCGCGTTGAGGAACCGTTCTGCATCATCTCCCATCACCGCACCGAATGCATTGTCGCTTTCGTTCTGACGGATCTTGAGAGAGTAGTGGTGACCAAGAACAGCAGTAGAGTAGTGGTTGGGACCAACACTGCCGCCCTGATAGATGGCTTGCTTCGCGCCCATGTCCCATTCAACTTGAACGGTCTGCGGCTTGAAGTACGCACTCAGGTCTCGACCTTCCGCCAGAAGTTGGCGACTCTGCCCGAAGTTGTTCGAGATGGCATCCTCCACCCACTGGCGACTTCCGTTCACAGCGGTGGAGATTTCTCGAATGTCATAGCCCTTGATCTCCTTGCCAAGCTCACGCTCCATCCACTCCAGCTTCAGGCCCTGAATGTACTCTCCAGAGTTCACCAGATCCGAAAGCGGAATGAGTCTTCCATCCTCCAGCTTGATCTTCACCAAGTCAGAGTTCTGGTAGTTCTGGGGCAGATTGCGGGCACGTTCCAGCAGCGGAAAATCATCCCATGCAATCGTCTTGTTCTTGAAGTAGACATCATCAAGTTCTCGCGCCCACATGAAGCGAGCGCTGGCATCGAGAGAACTCGTCTTCAAGCTGGCTTTCACACTCTCTGCCTGCTCAAAGACTTTCTTCCCGATCTTGACTCCACTCGTTCCCAAATGGGTGAAGTCTCCAGCCTTCTTCATCAGGTCGGCGCCAGTGAGAACCACGTCTCCACTGAGACTTCCAGTCTCCAGATCAAGATAGAAGTTGGTCTTCAGTGCCTGATCGGGAGTCTTGCTGATTACTTGAGACTTTGGATTGATGGCGAGCTTTCCAGACTTCGTGAAGACTGCATCGTAGCCTGCTTCGAATGCCTCATCTGCATCATCGAACCCCATTCTAGCAACACTTCCAAACTTAATTTGGCGGGGATCGTCAGTCTTGAGGTAGTAAGCTTGTTTTCCAGTTCCCTTTCCACGCACGTCAGAGAACAGGTCATCAAGTCCTTTGGGAGAGTCCGTAATGAAGAATTGTTTCGGGGCGATTGCAGTTGCAGAATCTTCCGCGAGTGGCGTGACACGTTTGACTCCTTGAAGATAGCCGAGCACTTCATCCGCAAGATCATCTTGACTCCGGCCAGCTGCACGGCCAGTCTTGATCTTGTCCGCAATGAACTTGAACATCGCCTGACCCGTAACTTCCCCACCTTCAGCAAGCTCATTGAACTTGAGAGCAAGCGTGTCGATTGCAACTTTCTGGGTTCGATCCGCGATGTTCTTGAATGCCTCTCCTGTGTCCAGCACACGCATCTTCCCCTTTCCTCCGATGTCGAAAGCAAAGTTCGTGTTGAAGAAGTCATCAGGCAGTCGCACGATGTTCTCTGCGAAGATTGCAGTTTCATCACCCTTGCTGAGACCGAGTTTGACAGGATCAAAGACCGTGTCGAAGAGGCGGCGATTCCCTTCAATCTTCAGCTGCGCCTGCTTCAGAATTCCTCGCGTGCCCGCGTGCTCAAGAATCCCGCCGATCGCTCCACCGAACAAAGCACCAGTGGCCACGTTCTTTGCGAAGTCTCCGAAGTCGTCTCCTTCAAAGATCGGGGAATCATTCATCGTCGCCACGATGGCAAGTTCTGCTGCAGCACTCGTCAGAGTCTGATCTGCAAGCGCCCAGCCAAGTTGAGCACGTTTCGCACTCGTGACTGCAGACGTGACGCTGCCGCCAGACTTTGCCAACTCTGCAAAGGCACGCTCGAAATAGAGATCCTTCCGGCTCGTGGTCAGATTCAATGCGCGCCCGATCGGACCCAACGCAGTGCCACTCTGAGCGAGCTTCAGTCCTTTGACTCCAAGCGCCCCTGGAACCAAACTAGCACCGACAAAGCCAGCCACATCAACAACTTCCTTGTTGTCGTTGTAGTAGTCTCCCCACGAGGCATCGTACTGCCGAATGGTCTTCTCCGTGTCTAGTGCTTCTTTTCCTGCGTAGTCCAAGCCTGTGTTGTAGATGGAAAGCGCACCAGAAACAACAGCGGATGGAATCCCCTTCGAGATACCGTCCTCCAGACGAGAGAAGAAACCGCTCTGTCCATCAATTGTGTCTGATGCCAAAACCACTGGCGAGTCATAGTCTGCCATGAAATCTCCTTAACGACCGCCAAGAACGAAGAGAGCTTCTTCCGCAGAAGAGCCACCAGTACCAAACGGGCTCTGCATTTCTCCACGTTTGGCACGCCAAATCAGTGTGTTCTCAATATCGGTGGGATTCATAAGATCCAGCTTCTTCCGGTTGGCTGCACCAAAAGTTCCCTCCAATGTGAAGAGATAGCTCTTCTGCTGCGGAAGGCCAAACAGCTCTGGCTTGTTCAGCTGAGAATTGTACGCACTCGCTGCTTTGTAGTACATCGCAACTTGTGCAGCTGCCTGCTTGGGATCAATCTTCCGCTGCTTCACCTGCTCAGCCACTGAGAGAAGAACCTGCTGCTGTTGATCTGCAGTCAGATTCTCAGTCTTGATTGCTCCCGACTTCACCAGATCTTCCACAGCCAGCTTGACCACGTTGTTTCCCAGCACCTTCTGCAGCTGAGGATTCTCATTGATCGCCTTGCCGAATGAAAGATACGGAGCAACGTACGGATTGTAGGTAGAGTTCCAACGAGAACTGCTCAGATCTTCTGGGCTGGTCACGCCAGACATAGAATTCACCAAGTCGTCCCGGTACATTTCGAACCCGGCCGCAACTGCATCTTCTTTCTTCGGTGCCTTGCCTTGATTCTTTGCCTGCAGTGTGCGTGCAGCCAGTGCTTCAGTTTGTGCGCCACCTTGAGCGAGTTTCTGAGCGGTCGAATAGACACTAGCACCTCCAGTGTTCTGAATGCGATCACGTGCACCGTTGCCGAGATAGAATCCCAAGCTCTCTTGCAGATCTGAACCGTACTGTCCAGACAGCGCTGCATTTGCCCAAGCTTCCTGCACCTTCTTATTGGTGAGTCCTTTCAGGCGCGCCACAGTCATCGGCTCAACCAAGCCGAGAGATTTACTCACTACTGCAAGCCGCTCATTCAGGCGAAGATCTTCATCTTCCCTCATCTTCTTGCCAGCCAGGATTTCATCTCGCTGACGCTTGCGATCCGCACGCGCTTCTTGCTGATCTTCCAGAGAGATGATCGTTCCAAGTGTGCTGCGAACATTGTCTCCCATCTGGTTCTCAAGCGCAGCAAGTTGCATCTCGGTGTTTGCTTGAGCAACCTGAACCTGACCCTCTTGCTGCTGCAGTTTCGCGTTGGCTAGCTTCGCATCATTCTGCGCTTGCTGGAATTGGTTGTCTCGAATGGTGTCTGCAGTATTTGCAGTGAGAGTCGCCTTCGCAGCAGCCAGTTGACGGGTGCGCGTGTCAATGTTCTGGAGAGCAAGATCTTCCGCATCCGCAAGCGCGTTATTTCGCGCTGCAACCGCCGGCATCTTCACCTGAGCCAGCAAGTAGCCAATGGGATTCGAGAGCAGATCAGTGCTTGCAAGTTCGTCGTATTCTGCACGCACAGCAGTACGACCCTGCCGCGCAGTTTCTGCAACGGCAAGACTCTTCGCAATCTCATTGTTGACATCAGACTGATCCAGACCAAATGTCTGCTGCAGTTTTTCCAGTGCTTTATTCTGGGAGTAGGTGATTTCAGCTCGCTGTGCTGCGAGAGTTGCCGCACCATCTGCAAGAGCACGCTGCTCTGCAATGCTCTGCAATTGAGTCTCTTGGCCGAGTTGAGCAGTCTGCTGCACTCGCTGCTTGGCTTCACCCATGTTCTGATTCTGACTGGTCATGCTCTGAAGGAGACTCTGAACCAGTTGGCTGGAATCAACACTGCCTCGTCCAAACGTTCCAGTGCCGCCTCCACCTGTGGAAGTTTCGGTGCTGCTGGAGTTGGTTTTCTTCAGGTAGCCCTGAGTTTCTTGTGGAAGATCTGCCATTCTGAACCTCGCTTTGGGACCGTAGTTGTACATCGCATACACTTCTTCCGGCTTGTCCGAGAGCTTAAGAAGTTTCGAAAGGTATGCGGTCCCCACACGGATTTGGTCCTGTGGAGTCATCTGCTCGTGCTTGATCGAGTCTGGAACCAAGCCACTCTGAATCACATCCTGAAGAGCAATCGGAGTCACTTGCATGATTCCTTTTGCATTCTTCGGACTGGTGAGATTGTCGCTCACAGCAGAAAGGCTCTGGGCCCCTTTAGGACTTCCAGAGTTTTCTGCGCGGATGACATTCCAAATGTATTCGGAGGGAACACCGAATTCCTTCGATGCTCCCTCCACAACTGGCGTCAAGTCTTCGATGGAGAACTTGGCCATGAGAACTCCTTAAGCTCCAGGCTCGGTGTAGGCGTGGAAGTTTTTCTGCAGATCATCGAAGAAACTCACTCCGAGTTTGTTCACAACGTCGGCAGAAATAACGTACTCACCATCCGAGAGTTTTGCATGGATTGAATCAGAGCGCCCAGTCCCAGGACCATCCACAGAACCGCCGTGGCGATATCCATCACCACTGCTACCGTCACCAGAACCATCACCGGATCCATCTCCAGATCCGTCTCCATCTCCTGCGCCATTATCGCCTCCATCATTTCCAGAGCCGGCAGTGTCACCAAGACCGCCATCGGAGCTTCCGTCTCCAGAATCTCCAGCTCCCATTCCTTCACCTTCTCCAGTTCCAAGTGCGCCTTCAGATTCTGCAGCAGCGAGACCTTGTGCATTCTCACCAACTTCTGCGGCATTCTCTGCAGGATCTGCAGTCATGAAGGCACCAGTAACTGCCATCAGTGCATCCATCGGATCCGTGTTGGTTGCAGTTGCGAGAGCGTTAGCTGCAGACGCCAGATTGTCGCTTCCGATTCCAGACGACGCTTCAGGACCAAGAACTCCCATCATGGCAGTGAGAGCTGCGATCGGATCTTGAGCTGCAGAAAGTTGCCCCATCACGGAGTTCTCTTGCATCCCCGCACCGAGCATAGACTGCACAAGTCCCAGAGGGCCTTTCATCCCAGGAACTCCCATCGCACCAAGAGCAGCTTGGCCAAACGCATTCGCTACTTCCTGCTGATTCTGAGCAAACATTCCAGCAAGCGCACCGACTCCAGTTCCCATTGTGGTGGGTCCTGCAGCGGTGTTGTCTCCTGCCGATTCAGGGCGAGTGCTAGTTTGGGACGTTTGCGGATTAAGACCACCTCGCCCTTGCTGCGCCAAACTCTGAATTACTGCGACAGGGTCATAAGTTGGTGAACTGCTTCGACGACCACCACCAGAGCGGACGCTGACAAGACCACCATCAGCAAACCGAATGCCACTCTCTTTGTCAACCATCTTAGAGCCTCGATCGTAATCGCTGAGCTTCTTTCCGTTCTTGGCTTCTTTGGCTTTCGCATTCGCTCTACGCATCGCTGCAGCATCTTCATCTTCAGCCTCCCTAGAGATAGGACCTTCGGCAGCTTCCACTGCTTTGTCCACTCTGTAGATTCCCTTGCGTTCACGCGTTCCGTCGCGACCAACAAGACCGCCATCTGCGAATCCAAAGAAGTCGCTCACCGTATCAGCAGCGCCGCTAAGCCAGTCACCGATCCCAGAATCGCTAACAGTATCGACAATCCCAGCTCCATCCGACCCTGTGTCGGAAGAAAAGAAATCGCCAATGCCACCGAGAGCAGAAGAAACCCCGTCAGTAATCCCACCTCCGAAAGTGTCAGACGTAGGTGAGAAATCAAAAGCTCCTGCAAGCTCGGGGCTTGCGGAAGCAGCAGAAGTAAGAGAAGGAGTAGAACCGCCAGAAGAAAAGAGACTGCCGAACGCATCTTTGCCCTTCTTGAAGAGGTCAGAATTGGTGACTTGCCCAATCGCTTGCAGCGCTCCAAGACCAGTTGCAGCCTTGCCAAGGTTGGTGCCAGAGGTGCTCTTCTGACCTCCAGTCGCTTGCGCAATCGCACTCGCAACATTACCTTGCGTGGCAAGATTCTGTTGCTGTTGCTGAGAAATCTGCTGCTGCGCTTTCACCGTGGTGTCCGAGAGAAGCTTCTGCAGCTGCGCATTCACAACTCCATTGCCTCCACTTCGCGCACCAACTGAGTTGGAGAAGCGGGCTTGCAGGCCAGGAGTCTGACCAGCAAGTTGCTGCATGATGGTTGCAAGCTGTGCGTTCGGATCCACGCTCTGCAATTGAGCAAGCACACTTTGAAGGGCGGAAGTATCTCCAGTCCCCTTCGTAGTTTGCTGCGTGCCACCGAACAGTTTGAGAAGATCAGCGACCCCTGCAAGGCCACTACCTCCATCGACTCGTTTGGGATCTGCCATTTCTCTTCTCCTAACTTAGGCCGGACGGAAGCCGTTTTGGAACCAGCCTTGATTGAACAACGGAGTTGCGTTTGCTGCCGGAAGGGAAAGGAACTGGCCGCCAGAAACAACGTAGCCGCTACCGTTGATTGTGATTGCTGTGATTGGCGGAGGCAGTTGAATGTTCACAGTGCCGGTGGCCATGTTGGTAGTGTCGCTCATCTTCGGGCGATTATAACTCGCACAGAGTTGAGTGCCTTCCACATCATCAACACCAGTGATCTTGCCGTTGCTCACAGCTTTCACACCGCTCACTGCGAGAGTAACACTGCTCACGCCATTGGGAACAAGTACGTCCATTTGGACCTCCTAAATTTAAGCCAGTTTAAAGGGGCTCACATCTCTGTGGCCCCCGCGAATCAAGCCTTACGCTTGTCTTTCAAAGTGCGGCCCATCCACAAAAGATCGGGTGCCGTTCTCAATCCGTCCTCTCCAGCTGCCGCCCCACTGATTCTTGGGATCAAGACTCTCCCAGTACACTCCCAACGGTTTGATCTGCGCAGCGGTTGCAAGTTTCCCATTCAGGAAGAGATTCAAGTCAATCGCCAACTTCTTCAAGTGCATGGAGTTGCTGGTTTGACTTGCGCCCTTCTGAACGTAGATCGCCTGCTGTTCTGGAGTTCGAAGGACTTCTCCAAGAGAGAACTCAAATCCGAGTTCAAATGCTTTCGGCAGGAGAAGTGCAACATGCCGAGAGAATGCGAATTGCTCCTGAAGAAGTCCCATTTCAGTTACCTCCTTCCGAGTCCTTGATTGCGTTCTCAAGGCGCTGGCGAGAGATGTCATCTGCGGCTTGCAGTTCTTTCAGCTCTTCCAGCGTCAAGTCGCGACCTTCAGATTGAGCACGCTGAATCACTGCACCGATCTTTGCGGCTTGCTCAGTCAGTTGGAGCAGCAGTGCGATTGCGAGAAGGACATTTTCCGTGTTCATTTGGCGCTCCGAAGTTGAAGGAAGGACTGCAGTGCCTGCAGAATTGTCGTTGCGGTTGTGAGTCGAGATTCCGCACCATTCGGATCAGAAGTGTGCACGCTCACTGCGGTGTCAATTCCTGCTCGCGCCAGATCCGCTTGATCCTGCACATTGCGAGCGTCCTGATTCGTGATCTTCTTCGAGACCAGGAGTTCCGTAGTCGTGTTGCGCACTGCAGTCACCGTGCCGTATGCAACCGCAGCACGCTCATTGAAGGTCTTCGCTTCCGGCAGACCTGCCGTAGAACACCCAACAATTGCGGCCACGGCCACCATCGCTGCAGAATAGACAAGATTTTTCAGGCTCATTTCTTTTCTCCTTCAAGAGGTTTTGCTGGTTCAGGGGTGATGACGACAGGAGTGGCAATTGCGGAGTCGAGCATTGCTTCCTTCTGTTCTGGTGTGACTGGGATGTTCTGCTTGATGAGGCTAACAACCTTAATTGCAACCACCAAGATCGCCATGATGCTCGCATAGAGTTTCGGCTCAATGAGGTCTTGCAGGTCTGGAAGCACTGCGTAGACCGTACTCAGCACTGTTGCACCTACAGCGATCCACGTACTCCAGGTTTTCAGCTGCCTGCCGGGGGCAGGAATTAGCTCTGCCATGATTCTTTCCTTTCCTAGTTCTGATGGAAGTATGACGACACATGAAGATAGAATCCAGCACTTCCTAACCCGAATCCTACCGATTGAACAATCGACCCGACTGCAGCCGGTCTAGCAGCTTGAGCCAATCCACCTACTCCAAGATAGTAATACTGCCCAAACGTAGTTCCCGTGATTCCTTGCGTGTAGCCTTCCACAACAACTACGCGTCCGAATTCACCAGGATTGATTCCAAGCGGCTCGTCAACAATTCCGTGGCACGGCTTTGCACTCGTGCTTGCATCTGCAGGCTCGCCACAGATCTTCCCTCCACCATTCAGATAGAGGTGAACGAGAGTTCCAAATGGCAGAGAGATACCATCTGCAAGTACGTATGCAACTCTATGGTTCTGAGTGAGGATGCTTCCAAGTTGATTCCGCTGAGCAAGTTCTTCCTGACTGTACGTGACTCGACCACTTGCAATACTGACTGCTTGAGCAAGCGCATTCAGTGCATTGTAGACCGGCAGGAACTTCGAAAAGTCCTTGTTCTCCATCCCTGCCGGAGTCTGTGGAAGTCCTGTAGTGATCCCATAGTCTGGCATGTCTACTCCTTAGAAGCTGCCATCCACGCTTGCGTGGACGATTGGAGCACTCAAAGAGAACACGCCCTTCACAAAGAACGTGAAGTTCTTCCCAGTCACCATGTCGCATCCGAACTCTGCGTAGTCTTCAACTTGCTCTCGCAGAGTCAAAGTTTCAAACGTTTCCAGCGTCTTTCCATTCACGCTGCGAGCCACTGCTACCTGCCCCCCAGGTTGGAGACCATCCATCTCAAGTTCCTGCAGCGTTGCGAGTCGTGCGCGAGTCAGCTGGTTGCGTCCGATGATGATGAATGCCTCTGAATCATCATTGACTGGGTCTCTCCAATCGAGCACTGCAATTCGAATCTCTCCCTGATCCTGCAGGAATGCAATACTCTGGCGCGGGTAGGTCAGATTGCTGCTTGCAATCGTGGCAGTGTCATACGTCATGGGATCAATCTCATCATACGAGACGTCTCCAAGCATGTTGTAGGTGAGTTCGGCAGTTTCACTTCCGTATGAATAGAAGAAGCAGTCTTTGTGCTTAATCCGCAACTTGCCCCACCGCTGCAGTCCAATGTCATAGACTAGGCAGTAGCTGTAAACACCAGGATACGTACCGTAGCTAACCACGAGAAAGCGCTGGCCACAATACTGCAGCTTCACAAACATCTCGGTCGTGATTTCTCCTTCCTCAAACTGCAATGCTGCAGTGTCGAAAGTCTCAAGGAAGTGGCCACCCAAGAAATCCGTCACGTCAGGAAAGACAGGTTCCGCGGTGTTCAGCGTCAACTTCTGCATGCCACCCGTAGTGTACGCATAGATGCTGCCGACGCTTCCTTCACTCGCAACCTGTTCGAAACCTTCTACGCCCCCTGCATTCGAAATCTCCTTGAAGATCCAAGGGCTTGCAAAGTTGTTGGCGTTGTAGAAAGCTGCAACTGCGTTCTTCGTGGTGAAGATGATGTAGCCCCCGCTCATCGGGATGAGTGCGGTGATCACACCTTTGATGTCTTCTGGAATAGCGCTACCGGCTCCAGTAATTTCACCGTTCGCATAGACTTCAAAATTGAACGCAGCTCCATCCCACGGAGCCCAATAGACAGTCAGGTTGCTCCAAACCAGCAGGTACCCGTTTGAGGATGCGATACCAAAAATGTTCCCTTGACTAACAGGAAGGTTCTGAACGATGTCTGCCGAAGGATCGATTCCAATCGGTTTGAACGTCAGTGTCGCTGAATCCCACAGCAGCAAACTGCCGTCTTTTGTGATCGTGCTTGGCGGATCGGAAGTCAGACGCAGGCCGATTCGGCTGTAGCAGATTAAAGTCCTGCCTTCAATATACGCGCGCGTGACATGCGCAGTATCCACATGGAAGGCAGAAATTTCTGAGATTACATAGCTGTATGGAGTCCAGAGTGCTTGGTTCTGTACTCCTTGCCAATAGTCGTCACCGAGAGGAAGGACGTAATTCCAGCCTTTAGCTGGAGAGTAGAGGACAGTGCCTTCATTCTCATCTCGCAGAGGAAAGATTTGATCGAACATTTCCACGCCCCCCGTTGGGAGTGCGTGATCTGGTTCAAGCTTCTGCAGATAGCTTACGCTCTTCACCCCAGTGCTAACTGGAACGAAGTTCTCTCCGTAGATAATCTGCGGAATGTCGTAGTCTGTATTCTCTTCTGCCCCCATGTAGGCACGCACAGATTTACCTGCAGTGTCCATTGACGGAATTAGAGAAGCTCGCGAACCCCAGGAAGACACCAGGGGAAAGCGAGCTTGATTCATGCTGAGTTTGAAGCGCTGAACTGCCATGGTTGTCTTTCTTCAGAAGAACTTCTGCCAGACCATTAGACCGAAGGAGAATACGGCCCAACCGCCCCAGAACAGATTAATCCACTTGTCGACCTTCCTCTCTAGCTGGATGATCTGCAGATGGTGATTGGATCTGAGTGTGTTCAGCTCCGATTGGAAGGATCCCATCTGCTCTTCCAGCTTACCCATGCGAGTGCCCTGAGTGATTTGTCGCTCATCAATCAGTACGAGTTTCTGCACTGCTTCAGAGAGCTTGTCGATCTTTTGTTCGATCACGATGGCTCTCTCCTCGGAAACAGGTGTACTCATGCTCATGCCCCACTCGGATTTCCTACGGCAGCAGCTCCTTCCGGAGTAGCTTCTGCAACTCCTTGCTGCTCACGAGCAAGTCGCACTGCGCTGTCGATCAAAGCTTCGAGTGCAGAGATGTGTGCGAGAGCATGGCGATGCTTGCCTTCGAGTTCTGCAAATGCAAGATGCAGCTTCCCATACTCTTCCTGTACTTCCGTCATTGCCTTTTCGTGGGCACTGCGCTGCTCTTCCTTCTCAGTCTTCAGCTGCTCCACTGCTTTCAGAGCACCCGACTGGACATCAGGGAACCATTTCTCTAGCGGGAAGTCTCCTGCAAGAGAAATAGGAATGGCTGCTCCTGCCTTGCCAGCGATGAGCTTTCCATCTTCATAGATCAGCTCTTCCTCTGCCACGTGAGCACCAGTGACAACACCTTCGCGCCAACGAACCATGATTTCCGCTGGGAAGACTTTCTTTTCTACTGTCATGTTGACTCCTAAATGATCGATCAGCCGATGCGCCAGTTGGTACCGTCACTGAAGACGGGAACTCGATTTGCTCCACCTGAAGCTGCAATCGTGTTGAAGGTTGCTGCGTTCGCGTCAGAAACTGAAGCTCGCGAGTTGATCCAAGTCACCGCAGAAGGAAGAGTTCCTACTGTGTATGCACGGAAGATTACTGGAAGGTTGGTTGCTGCGAGAGCCCCACCAATTTCCACTGTACCCTGAAGCAGAGTTCCGAATCCAGCTCGCGGAGTCAGAACTGTGGCACCTGCGCCAGTTTGCTCCAAGATCGAGTCGTCTGAGTCTCCACCGATTGAACCGAGTCGAAGTCTGCGATCACCTGCAGCACCTGCAATTCTGAATGCATAGCCAGGACGAGGGAAAGCAGTCAAGTGCCCTGCAGGATCATAGCCAAAGCGAGCGTACGAAGTTCCTGCTGTGTCTCCGAAGTGCAGAAGTTCTGCGAAGAAAGACTGATTCGTGAGAGACCTGACACCCCAGTTGTTTGTTGCAACCGAAGCGCGCGTCAGATTCCCAATGTCCATCCCAACCAAGCTGCCGATTGCACCGGCACCAAGCGGGTTGTTTAGAGAGATCAGCTTGGCTGCTGTGATCGTGCCAGACTGGTGATCCAGCTGAGACATTACGGCAGAATACTGCGCGAGAGTCGCACCAGGATTCAGGACGCAATGGAAGTAGGCTTGCAGCGAATTCCGATGGTCAATGAGTCCAGCCAGCGTGGGATTATCCCCGACGAGAGTTGCGTTGTCGTTGAAGCCTGCGCTGCCAATCAGCGGATCTACGTTGTTTCCAGTATAGTCCAGACGCGTACCTTCCAAGTACCCGTATGCGCCCTGATTGTTGATCGTGCGATTGGCGAAGAAGCTAGCGAGGGGGTAATCGCTCAGAACTCCAGGAGAAGACTGAAAGCGCGTAGCCTTGATTGCTGCACCGAACCCCGTAGTCAGCAAGAGTGCGAGCGCAGCTGCAGACTGGCTGTCTGGAATAACTGCGACAGGATCGCCACTACCGTCGAATCCAAGAAGCGTCCCTGCGCGAGACGCTGCATCCGGAAGTGGAGCAACCGGAGTAGCTTCCGGAAGGAAGAGAACTTGAGAGACTTTCTGCTTGATCGCTCGAAACTCGGGAGCAGCAGTTTTGACTTTCTTATCCCCAGTCGGCTGGCTCGTCTGATTGACGTCTGGAACGTACGTTGCCATGAGAGTTCCTTAGATTTTACGCGTGAGGTGCGAAGTAACTAGCATTTCTTTGAAAGGAACAACAATGTCTCGCATCGTCGTTGCTGCAATCTCTTGGAAACCGCTGCGATTCCAAACAATCGCTGCAGCCCACTGTGCAATCTCTTCGATGTACATGTCCGCGATCCACGAAGCGTAACCGCCGGTCGTGACGATCGGGTTCTTGTAGTAGAAGAGACGGAAGGTTCCTGTCTGGGAAAGCACGCGAGCAATGATACTTTCTCCGAAAAGCGTGAAGTGGTGATTGTACACTTCATTGTTCTCATCCCAAAGATTCTTGTATTCCAGCACATGCTCGAAATTCTCAGTCGGGCGAGCGCTGGAAACATCCCAGCTTTGTGCGAAGTCAGGAGTGCGCAGCTGCGGCACATCCCCATAAATATTTGGGATGGTAACAAAGAGTTCATTTCCAACCAGGGGCGTGTAGGTGAAATCCCACCATGCCTGATCCCGGTTGAAGAAGTCAACTTGGTGAGCACGAACCGTGGCTTGTTTAACCGCGAGCTCAGTCAATCCCACCAGCTCAGGACGCTTGGTGAGTGCAATAACTTGATCGCGGACTTGAATAAACGTGGCCATGTTCGTGCTCGAGAGTTGCTATTTAGACGGTCGGCTTACCAAGACCGCCAAGAGCGACAGGTTTCGCAACTGCGGGCGAGACCGCAACTTCCTTCACCGGCGAGGGATTCTGAAGTTGATTCTCCGTGCCAGGAGTGGGAGCCAGAATCGCACTCGTGGTGTTCACACCAACAACTGCGTCACCAGCCGGTTTCGCAGCTTCTTCCGCAACCGCCTTCAGTTCAGCAACAACAGCACGATTGGTCTTCGTGAAGACCATACTGCCTTGCTTGTCTGCGATCTTGTCCAGGAAGGCGATGATTTCTGCATTCTTGGTGGAGTATTGACCACCCAGGAATCGAATCGCTGCACCGTCCGGCATGTGCGTTTGTGCGCCCGGAACTTGGTGGTAGTACACCCGCACGTCAGGATCGTTCAGATCCAGATCAGGATTGATTTGTTCACCGACGCGTTTCACTTCGTCATCGGACACATAGTTTGCAGAGTTCAGCATGAGTTTCTCCTTGAAACAAAAACGAAAGAAAGGGAGCCGAAGCTCCCCTCCCCAACTTAGCCAGCAGCAGCAGCCGTGAAGTTGTACAGGATCCCGAACGCCGCCGGGTTTTTGATCAGGCAAGTCAGCTCAGTGGTGAGCGTGCCACCTTGAGCATCAATGCCGTTATCAACTTGCACACCGCCACGAGCGTTGTAATCCGTAGCTTCCGTGCGGCGCAGATACGCCAGCGAGAAAGCATTCAGATCAACAATCACTGCCATCTTGGCCCAGGTGGAAGCACCACCGTAAGCGTTGAAGAGCGGATGTTCCACGATTTCAAACGTACCACGCGGAGTGCGGATCGTATCGATCTGCAGACCCCAAGAAGTGATACCGCTGTCGATCATGTAAGTCGAGTTCAGTCGAGCGATGTTGTGAATCACACGACGAGCCGAGCCACCAACAAACATCGTGCGGATGTTGCCAGTCTTAGGATCGGTCACGGTTTGAAGCGTGGGATCCAGAGCAGCTTCGAACTGAGTCCAGTTCGTGGTTGCACCGAGAGTCACAATGTTGCCAGGAGCAGCAGCAGTGATGCGACCAACAATGCCTTCCATCGTGTGGAACGGTTGACCATTCCGCGTGCCGAAGAAGCGTTGACCCCAGAACAGCGCCTTTTCAATTGCGAGTGCGTGGAGAGTTGCGCAGTCATTCTTGCTTTCCGCAACCATGCCGTCACCGGCAATCATGGTCATGGCAGCAAGCGTTTTCGTCACTGCCCAGGAATTGCGGAAGATCTGGGTGTAGTTGACGTAGCGAGTTGCGATGATGCTCACAGCTTGCGGACGCAGCGAACCTTCTTCGAATGCATTCCCGATGGAATACAGAGCAACTGCCGAAGCAATCGCACCTGCAGCAACCGAACCAACACCGCGACGCACAACAAGTTGCACGTTACTAGGCACCGATTCAATCAGCACAACTTCACCGGTGGTGTCTGCACGAAGCATGTCACCAACCACCAGATCAGCAGTGCTGGTCACAGGGAAGACCGTCGTCACACCATCTGCAATGGGAGCAGACAGAGTTGCGAACGGGAAGATCATCGTCTTCGTGAAGTAACCGTGCTCGATGTTCGATGCGGTTTCATCAGTCAGAAGAGCGGTCAGTGCGAACAGCGGTGCCGACCCGTTCGGCATGATCCGCGTGATGTACTGAGAGAAGGAAATCTTCGCGAGGTTCTGCGGAAGACTTGCGGTAGAGAGAAGACCGACAGCCATTTTTAACTCCAAAAAGTTGAGTGTGAATTAGTTCTGATCCGTACTGTCCCAAGCAGTCCAGTCAACTCCTTGCGGTTCCGACGCTTTCTGAGCTGCTTCTTGCTTGGGCTTGAGGATCATTTCAGCAAACTCAACGAAGTTATCTTCGCCAAGCCGCTGAACTTCTTCGGGAGACATCGTGGGATTTGCTTTGGCAATTTGCTTGGTAAGCGATTGCAGCATCGTCTTTCCGACCGGGTGCTGAAGCGCTGGATTTTGACTAGTTTGATTGCGGAGCTGGTAATCACGCACACGCGAATCAAGTGAGCTGGTGATCCGTTCACCACCTGTGCGCACCCCATGTTCAACCATACCCTGCGTCATCTGAATGCTGCTTGACATGCCAGCGCGCACAGCTGCATTCAAAAGATCCGGCAGGCTGGAGAAATCACCAGCTTGGAACTTCGTGGTGTGTTCTTGCAGATTCACGCCCTGCAGGAAATCCATGCCTTGCACAGAAGTATTGATCTTGTCCGGAGTCACGTCACCCCAGAGAGATGCATTCTGCTGCTGCTGCATTTGCTGCTCACGAGTCAGCACTTCCTTCGAAGGAGTCAGCAGCTTCTGCAGATTGTCCAGCGGATTCGCGGGATTGCCAGAACTCTGGAGTTGCGAATTGGCGGGATTGTTCATTTGACCCTGAGCAGGACCACCAGAACCATTGCCATTGTTGGCCGGATTATGTTGCTGTCCTTGCGGAACGGGTTGCTGCTGCTGTTGCGGCTGCATTTGTTGCGGTTGTTGTTGCGGGCGACCGAGAACGCCTTGAAGGAAACCCATGATACTATCCTTTGAGAAATGGAGGGGAAAAGGTGGAGTTACTGATGACTAGCGGGGGATTCTGGAGGATCTTCTTCCGTTGGGATTGGAGGAGTCAACTCCGACAGGAGTTCTTGAAGCACTTCTAGCCGTGACTTCGCGCACTCGTGTTCGATTACTGCAACTTGCAAATTCAGTGTGGGATCGAATCGAAACTCCAACACTGCTTTCGCGTAAGCTGCAATCTTGTTCTGAAGGAAGAAGTAAGTGTAGGCAGAGACCGCTCTCGCCTTCACATCTTCATCCGGTTCCAGCTGAACTTCGCTGAATGTATTTGCGTACTGTTTCATTGCGCACCCGATTGCGGTTGATTCTGCGGAAGCTGCTCAGGTGGGACGGTGTTTTCTGCCGAAGCTTGCTGAGCTTGCAACTGCATGAATTGCTTCTGCTGCGCTTCAGTCCGCTTGAAGTTATTCATCCAAGTGGCGCCTTGAAGTTTCATCCAGTAGAGGAACATTCCGAAGATGTCATATTGCGCCATCGCAACCGGGAGAGCCTGCGCTGTCTGCATGAAAACCATCATTAGTTCAGGACTCGCAATCTTCTCCATCGGAAGCACGCCATCCGTGAGTTTGAACTCCATCTGCTGCTCGCGCATCTTCACAGGATCGATCGCAACTTCTCTTGCTTGATCACGATTCAGCAGTTTTCCTTGTGGCTGGTGCATCAAAATGTTGCTCTTGATGGTCTCCTTCACAGGAGTCATAAATTGCTGCTCGATGCTCATACTCACAAGTTGCTGACGTGAGTTGGAGTTCTGCATGGTCTGCGTGAACTCTGTGCGCGTCTTGTTCCCCTTCTGGAACTGACCACGATCCACCTTATTCTGACCAGCGGCGCTGTCAGCCATCTGGCTAATCATGTCGCTCATCTGAAGGTTGGTGTTTGTGCCGTCTTCGCGGAATGGGATTTGGAAGACTGCCTTCCCGATATCATCTCCCTTGAACTGGCTCGCATTTCGAAGTGGAATACGCGCAACCGCGCTGGCAGGGTCAATGTCTGCTTTGTTGATGAAGCGCTCATTGTAGATCAGGCGGTCGAAAACTTTCCGACGCTGCGCTTCCAGCGTGACATTCCAGAGAGCGCTGCTCATATCTTGGAATGGAAGCGCCGTATCCAGCATGGATTGCGTCTGATACCCCAAATCATCTTCATAGGGCTGCATGATGAAGACAGGAAGATAATCATGCGTGGAGACAATCTCTTCCACATAGATCACCCACTGCCAATTCACAATGATCCCGTAATACATCGTGGGTTTGTTTCCTTGGCGCCCAAAGTCACTTGGAAGCGCGCGGCAAACAAAGTGAGTTACGAGGTAGTAATCCTTGTAGTTGATTCGATCACGCGTACCGGCTGGTTCCATGTTCGCCCACTGCAGCCAATTGGTGCCTTGCTGAGTCAGATTCGTGACATTGAGATACGGATTGATTTGCGGCACGTAGTAGTTCGTGGCCGAATTGGAGTTCCCATTCGTGCCCTGGTAGCCAGATTCAAATGCTTCCTTCAGATTGCTGGTGCGTTCTGAATCCAGCGTGTTCACGAAGCGCTTGAATGCCATACGCGACATGAGTTTATTCCAGCCGAATGCTTCCCCTTCTTCATGGTGCTTCGCTGGCAGAACTCGAAAGTCCATAAAGCAGTTGTAGACGTCAATCGCTTCAATGGCGTTCGCACCCACAACCGCTCTATTTACTGCCGACTTTCCCGCTGCGGATTCACTGGTGCTGGTGCTGATCTGCGAAATCTGCGTACGTTTCCACGGCACAAACGCAGGTGCGAAGTTGTGCTTGAATCCGTTGCGGAAGACTTTGATTAGTTCACGGCTCCAGCCGTTCAGCGTGGAGTGGTTCCCAATTACAGTTTCCATCTGAGTTGCGGCATCCATGTTCTCAGGCGTGCTCACCACACCGAAGATTGGATAGCTGCTCAGATAGACTCCAGTCTGATAGGCCACTGCCGATTCGATTTGCGGCATCACGATTGGAACGTTGATGTCGTGAATCTTTCGCTTGGCACTTCCAGTCAAGCAGCTCTGAATTTCTCGCACGCGACTTGCAGTCTGATCCAGCTGCATCTGATACGCGCGGTCACGGAACTCCAGCATGTTGCGGAAAGTTCCAATGTCGTTTGCGCATCCTTCTGCAAATCGCTTCGCATACTGCAGGAAGTACGTTCGCTGGTGAATGTTCAATCCGCCGAGAAGACCGCTGAGGTCCGTGGGTGCTGTTGCCATTTGGGAAGTTCCTGGTTAGGAGGGTGGGAATTAGAAGCTCATCTCAATGTCTTCCGTGTGAGTTGCTTTGCTTCCCTCACGGCTGCTGACATCGAAGATCTTACGGATGATGGCATCTCCATGGTCGCGGAGAATCTCTTCCACATAGCCGATCGGATCAATGATGTCGTCCTTGTTCTGAACTTTGAGCGGATTCCACTCCATGTACTGTGCAATGACAAGCGAGCGCACTCTGGGATGGAGGTAGATTTCGGGATAGCCAGTCTCCACACTCGGGATGAGTTTGAGATAGCCTTTCTTGATCCGCGTATTCTTTGCAACTCCCTTCGGACTCACAGGGAGGAATTCGAATCCAGTAATCACACCGATCTTATTCAGCTCAGGTGTCTTGCAGAACTCTTCAAACCAGAAGAGCAGAGTGCTCTGATAAGCCACGTCCTCCACAAAGATCGCTCTCGTGTTCCGCTCCAGCCCCATCTCAATTGCTTTTCTGATGGTGTCCACTGGAGAGAAGGTTCCGAAGAGGATTTCATCCTTGATTGGGATCCCATCCTTCACTTCGTAATGGCTGATCGTGCAGTCATCTCCAGTCTTCTTCCCGCTGGATGGATCGATCAGGATGAAACTTCCCTCGCCTTGATCATCCGTGAGGAAGTGATCTGGCGGATGTGCGATCTTGTTGGGATCAATACCAGAGCTCAGTGCGATGTCAGTGCTGTTCAGAATCTCAGTGATGAATGCTTCGGGATGCCCCATTGCCGTGTCTGATTCGAACTCTTCCAGCAGTTCATCAATCGGCTTGAGTTCTTCCCAGAGTGAATCACCTTCTGCAGTGATCCCACCCACAATCAGGCTCGTCCATTCCTTGTTCTGCTTCAGCTTCGCAAGGATGCAATTCTGCGGGTACATGTTCCCCACGTAGATGAAGGTGCATCCGAATGGGCTTCGTGCCTTCATTAGCGTGGTGGTCATCCAGAGGGAGAGAGCATCTGCAAGCTCTTTGTTTGGTGCATCTTCCCGCTCTTGAATGTCGTCCATTACCATCACATCAGGGCGAGAATTCTTGCGGTTGATGCCTCGAACGGAAGTTCCAGCACCTGCAGCCCACAGAATGATCTGGCGACCTCGGAAGTGAAACACTTTCGTTGCGGCTTGGTTCACCTCGACTGCTGCGTCCCAGTGCCCAAAGACTTTCCGCACGCTTGGAGCACTCAACATGTCACAAATGTCTGCAATGATGTTGATTGCTTTGGCTTCTGAAGCGCAGACTACGAGAATGAACTTCTTGTGGCTGAATAGAATGTACCAGACACAGAGGATCTTGATGAAGGTGGTTTTGGCGAATCCACGCGGAATGCCAATTGCAAACTTCTCCACTCGCTTCGCGAATTGCGTGAGTAGATGGAAGAGCACCACATAGAAAGACGGGAAGGCGAAGAGGAAATCCGCACCCATCACAAGTGCGGCTAGAAAGTTGAAGTCTGCTTTCGCAGTCGCTGCTGCCTGAGATGGCGAGACCGCATATTCCTCTACGCTCACAGATCCTCCGATGTCAAGAGTCCGATCTTGCGAACAGACTTCTTAACGGGTGCAATGCGAGGAAGGAAGTCTGCTGCATGCTCACGCCCTGCAACTTGCAATTGATCCTTCAGCTTCTCAACTTCCAGCACTCTTGCGGCACTGGTGTTTGGATCCAGCTTGAGTTCCTTCCGCTTCGCAATGAGATCCTCCAAGTTCTTCGGAGTTGCACTGACCATGGTTTGTCCTTCCACTTCCACAATCTCGCCCGCTTGATTCTGCAGATAGCGCGGCACGATTGCTGTTGGAAGAAGGATGTTCACAATCACTCCAACTCCCTCACCGACCGCTGCGACTCCTTTGTCCCGCCGGCGCTTCGCTCCATCCAACACTCGAAACGCCTGCAGACTTTGCTGCAAGTTCGCATAGGGAAGTTTCGCATCAATCTTGTCCAGTGCTGCTTCAGTCGCACGATCCAACTTTTCATCGTAATTGGCATCCTTCAGACTCAGCTTGCTCTTCGCTTCTGCAAGCTCGTTCTTGAAGTCTTCATCATCTAGGAGTTGACTGATGTAGCTTTCTTCCACGCCAAGCGCGCCTGCAACTGCAGACTGCTTGATACCTTGTGCAAGATATTGGAGGGCTTGATCTTTTGCAAACATTTGGAGGTCTCCAAGGGCCAGGAGTTAGAGGTATTCTGGCGGCAGGTCCAATTCTCCCTCCCCAGCGAATCTTCACTTCCTCTAAGTTTGTAATTCTGTAGGCTTATTGGAAAGTTTAGAAATTTTCTTTGGATGCCTTTAGGAGATACGACATCCACCCACCCAAAAAGGCCTCTCCCCCCATGAGATTGAATGGGAATCAGAATCAGAACACGAATGAGTCGCATTCGCATTCAGGATCGACTTGAGATTGAGATGCGTTCTCATTTGGGAGAGTTAGATTGGATGATGGATGGATTGGAACTTACAATTTGTTGCATCTTCATTGTTGACTTTCTTTGTTTGAAGGATTAAACTCTCTTTGTGTTTTGAATCTTTCAACGAACGGAGTGATACATGCGAAACGTGATGCAAGTGGTGAAGCGGGTGGTGTGGCGTGCCATTTGCGCAAAGTTCGGATTCACAATCCACAGCGATGAATTCAACCACACGCATTACACGATGGATTGGAAAGAAGCACTGGAATGGATGCGGATGTATCCGTGCGATGACATGGTGAACGTGTGCTATCGTGGTCAGCGCGTGGCAATTCGGGGAGTGTGAGAATGCAAGTAATCATCTTCCACAAGCAGATTCCGTGCTACAATCGCAGAATGGAAATCATCGCACAACACGCATTCTATTGGATGCAGGCAGAGATTCCGTGTAAGCTGGTCTAAGCAGAGTTCTAATCAGTGGGTCTAAGTTAGTTTGGACTCACTCACTAGCACTGTCGCTAGATTGTTCGGAGGAACACATGATGTCGCAATCGCAATCGCACTATCAAGTCCACATCAGCCAAGAGAGCACCGTTGCAAGCACTAAGCTTGGGGAAGTGGCAATCTCTGCAAGCTGGAAGCAAACCAGCAACCAGAGCCGCAAGGTTCGGGGAATCTGCATTCCGATGGAATGTGTGAAGGCGCCTGAAGTCCCGGAAAGTTTCCGCGCACTGGTGGAAGCTGTGCTCATGAGTCAGGCAACGGAAGTTCTGAAAGCCTGGGTGAATGACGGGAATGAGGAAGTGTTTGAGGTGAAGCAAGAACTGTTCGAGCGTCCGAATCTGGTGCAAAGTTATCTGGATGCGGGCACCAATTGGATGTCTGCTAGCGAGCTGGAAATCTGCTTCACTGCAAGCGCAACCTGGAAGCGAATCAGCGGTCGGGAAGAATTCAAAACGAACAAGACCTATCAAGCAACCGCAAGCAAGTTCAAGGACAAGATCCTGAAGCTCAGCGGGAAGGCAACGAAGTTCGATCCGGTGCAGTGCGATAAGCTGCTGGTCACTCTTGCAGAAGAAGATCTGCAGACTCCCTTTGGCGAGTTCGTGGCAACGCGACTGGCAAGCATCAAGAAGCTGGAACAAGAGGAATTGGATCTGAGCTGCCTCTAAGTGGTCTAGAGTTCTGATAGTGCTCTAGGGAGGAAACTCTCTAGAGCATCAGTCAGCATTCTTGAGGAACAATGCAGGGGGCATGTATCAGTGTATCATGTATCATCTCGGTGGGGTACCTCACACCCTCTGCCCTAATCGCTCCCTATTGTTGCCTAACTATTCCCCTGTCTAGACTTATAGAGTTATAGGGGGTTATGTCTTTAAAGTCTTAAAATTAAAGCACCCCTAAATTAAGGCAAATACAAATAGCCTAACCCAACAATAACCACACAGCCCATTCTAACTTTCAAGGATTGACGGAATGGGCATGCATGGGAGGGGGTAGAGGATTATGATACATGATACATCGATACATATGGCCCCTATTGAAAGTTTCTTATTCTAGTGAAAGGTGAAGATGGCAAAATATCAAACGGTAATCGAATTCATTGCAGGCGACTCCAAAGATAGTTGCTTTGTAATGACGAAATCAAAGAAAGATGCGCAACACGTATGGGATGTGTTGAATCGTGCGTTCTTCACAATGGTCACCCCGAGGCCTGAGTATTTCATGGATCCAGCTGCAAAGATGTATAAAGACAACCAATCGCCAGAGGAAAACTAATCATGATCGAACCGAACATTCAACCAGACTTTTCCATTGGTGATGTTGTGCTTGTGACCTGTGGAGAATACAAAGGAGCGGATGGAGAAGTCATCGCTCGATTCAGCGTGCAGGGAGGAATGATTTATCAAGTAAGTCTGCACGATTACGGAGTAGAAACCTTCAGGCCTGAATGGATCAAACTTCTCATTCGCGCAAAGAAGAAGCTTTGATTTACTTCTCACCAGGGTATTGACAGAGGGAGACTTCTGTGATACCCTGGTGCGTTCGTTGGTTGGTGTGAGGAATGGGAATAGGCAGTGAGCGAGAGGCTGCCGACGGCACAGCCGGAGGCGGGTGTTCAGGAAATGCGCCACCTTTATGCAGCATAAATCCCACTGTTCCCATTCCTCATAACATCAGTTTGAATCTCTAACTGAACACAGCGCAAGAAAGGCAGGAAGTCTCAATGTCTGAAATCATTGAACATTATTCTAGGATGTGCTTTCGCTATGCAGGCCTTGCAGCCGCACATAAGAAGAATGCAAAGTCTAAGAAGTGGAATAAACAATATCAACAGCAAGATTGGGAATACTATCTGATGAATGAAGCTCAGGTTATTCTCTATGCTGAACGTTTGATGAAACGACTGGAAGAAGAAATGAATCTTCCGTTGTTGGTTAAACTCTTCAAGGAAGGGAGCGTGAAATGAATGCATTGCGTGCACTGTATAATTGGATCGTTCGCTATCTCACCACTCCGATTCTGACTCTTAAGGCAATGCCTGAGTTCACGGAGAGTGAGTTTGATTCCCTTGGCATTTAAATAGGAGAAACTAATTATGAATATCTGGCACAAGCTTGCAGAAGAGGCTCTGAATGGAGTGTTTCAATCTCCGGTCCCTGTGAGTGTTTGTGGGAGACTCAACTTTGACTATCCAGGGATTGAAGGTGCAAAGCTTGGAACGCACTTTCTGACCTGCAAGCGTGGCATTCAAGACAAGTTTTACGATGCTACTCCCGAAGAACAATGTCTCTTCCTTCTGTTTTGTGGAGAATCGTATGAATCTGTATAAACTCACTCGCGATGGCAAAGATATGGGTCAATGCCATGCTGATGATGAAGAAGATGCAATCTGGATCATGATGACTCGGAGAGGTTATCCGATGAACTATGTTGAACGTGCTAAGTGGCAAGCAGAGGAAGCAGATCATGACTAACATTTTCCACACTCTGGCGGAAAAGGCATTTGAAGGACGGTATCTTCTTAATACTGCCTTCTGTATGTCAGAGGATCTCATGCCTTATTCAAACGCACTCAGATTCTGGCAGGATTGGGTAACCTGTGCAGTGAATTCAGCTGAGTTTTATGAATCCACAAACTCAGCTGAAGAACAAGCCCTCGCACTTCTTTTCATTGGAGAAATGTATGAAGATTCGAAAGATTAAGAAAACACTCACATGGAATGTTCGTTGCTGCCATTCTTGGATTGTGAGTCTTTGTAATGGAACTCAAAAACCATGGCGTAACTCCCAACGTCGTATCATTCATGCAAAGGGAATCAAATGAATCTCTATGAACTTGCACATCATCCGGAAGCATGGAATGTAAATCAACTCGGAAATAACGAACAGGAGGTGAATCATTGTTGGTTTGGTCACGCGGATAACTCTACAATGAAACAGTTCTACATGTTGATTGAATTACATGAGAATGTTGCCAATCACACAGATGAGAATGAATTCCGCATGCATCTCCTGTTCGTATACTTCGCAACTACTGATGAAAAGGAATGGCCGTGAAAACCTCTGAATTCCTCAAGCGAGCTAAATCTCTCATTGATTCACCTGAGAAGTGGACACAAGGTGTGTGCGCTAGGAATATTGACGGTAAAGAAGTAAGTGTTCATTCTCCTTCAGCAGTTTGTTTCTGTTCTGAAGGTGCAATTCACGCGGCTACAAATCAGTTTAATATCAAACAACGAGCTAATAAGTATGCAATGTTGCAATCTGCAGTCGGATCAAACCTAGAAGTCTTTGAATATAATGATTCCCACACCCATGCAGAAGTAATGCTCGCATGGGATAAAGCAATTAGTTTGGCTGAAAGTGAAGGAGATTAACCCATGGGACTGCAAGATATGGTCAATGAAATCATGGAAGATGAAGTAACACGTAAAGGCTTTCTTAAGGAGAATCCATTGAGCACTAAACAACACCCTCACGCCGATATCCTCCGTGCAATTGCAGATGGTAAGGAGATTCAGTACCAAGATGATGCTTCTAATGAGTGGCACAGCTTCGACCCTAGCCAGGAAATGAGCCTCCTCAATCAAAATAGCTATGTCATGCTCCGTATCAAACCGGAAGTGAAAACTGGTTGGGTTGGAATTATGAAATCTTCTTCAGACCATGCTCCAGTAACTAATATTTATCCAACTAAAGAACGATTGTTTGGCGCCCATACTGCAGGACAACTGCAAGCCATTAAGGAGATCACCTACACTCCCGGCGAAGGACTCTGAATCTCTCTAGCTAGAGCCTAAACAATCAGCCATTCTCTCTGAGTGGCTTTTTGTTTGTGCTTGAATAGGTCAAGTGCATTCTCTGAAAGGAATCAATCATGACACCGAAAGAAGTTCTCATTGCGGGAAGGTTGCGGATTCAGTCTGAATCAGCGTGGACTCGGAATAAGTACGCAAGAAACGCGCTTGGTGCGGCAGTCGCATCCACGCATCCAAACGCATGCATGTTTTGTTGCCTTGGTGCAATAGATCATGAGCTGACATGGTCTGAAGATCGAGCAGATGCTGCAAGTTGTCTGTTAAAGGCAGTACGTAAACTGCACAAAAACAAACCCGCAGTTTACGGTGTGCCTGAATTCAACGACGATCCAGCCACTACGCATGATGACGTCTTGCGAGTGTTTGATCTTGCAATTGATCTTGCGCGTGAAGCGGAAGAAGCAGCAAAGGAGAAGCAAGATGGAGCAGTCTAAACTCAACCGAGTGCTTGCGGTCGTGCTTGCGGTCTCAAGTGTGAGCTTCAGCCTCAGCGGTTGTGCATCTCTTGAGCACAACATGCACACAGCGCCAGGAAAGCAACAAGTTGTGCCGCTCTCTCCGCCAAAGCAAGTCCCGAAGCAAACTCAGAATGAACGGATGCTGCTTGCCCTTCAAGCTGAGAATCCAACTAAGTCTGCAGCATGGGTGCTGGATCAGTTCGTGATCTATCTCATGATGAAGAATGGAGGGCTGTGATGGAGTATCTGGACTACATCGGCCACCTGATTGCCACTTGTTTTGCAATCCTATTAGTGGCAGGAACAGGATACTGCTTGTACATCATCGGGTGTGCCATCTGGGGGAAAAAGAAATGACCAAATACCAGCGCCAAAATCAACAGAACTCTCAGCGCCCTTTCCGCCACACAAAGTTCATTGAGACGCTAGACAATTGCATCCTTGTCTGTCTCTTGATCTTCTGCTTCTACTTGGTCTGGGATGCGCCCACAGTAGTGCAGTGGTGGAAAGCAACTGTCTTCAAGAGCAACTAGGAGAAACTCATGATTGAATGGATCAAATCTCTTTTCTGCATGCATGTGTGGAAGGAAGTCAAACACATCAAACTCCACGCACAAGACGCCCCAGATACCTACGTTGGGGATGAATACATCGTGCGCTGTGAGAAGTGCGGCCGCATGAAAAGCTTTCGATTCTAAGGAGATCTGAAATGAACAAGCCGAATAAAGGCTGGAGCGATGCATTCGCACAGCTGCCAGATCTTTTCCAGATGGATGCAGCGGCAACTGCATTGAATGGTCAGACTGTTCGAGTGGACAAAGTGCAGGATTCAGTCTGCTACACTCCAGTAGTTGACACTGCACAGATCACTCAGATTTATCTCCAGCGGCCAAGCAACTTGGCAACTTGGAAGCTCGGCCAGTGGTTCGCAGCAGCACACAAAGACAAGCTCTCTTTTGAAGACAAGCGGCAACTAAGTCTCTGTGCCAGCGGGCAGGAAACGAAACTTCTTATCGTGCGGAAGGGATACAATCAGTTTCCACTGCACGTTCTCACAGACTTTAATGCGCAGAAACTGCGCGAGGGGAACAAGGAATGAAGTGGCTTGTAAGTTTTCAGGGGCACTACCTCGGCGGGTTTGCAATCGTGCACGCACACACGAAAGAGGAAGTGCCGGATGCATTGAGAGTGTTTCTTCAAGAGGAGGAAGAGTTAGCTTTGCTCGCAAAGATCGACTTCACCGATCTTGACATCCAGCAGATCACAGGTAAAGACATTCTCATTTGGGATGGAGACTACTAGATGAAAGCGCACCAAAGACTTTGGGAAGAGGCACTGAAGAAAAATGGAAGAAGTTGGTGGAGATTGGAACTTGGACTTGAAATTGGGCCATCTGAGTGGTCAGAAATCAGTGAGGATTGGTGGCAGTCAGGCGGCCGCAGCGTCTGCAATCGCCATCATCCCAACGATGTCAACCGAATGACCATGCTCTTCTTCGCACTCATGCTTGGCGACCCGTATTCTGAATCTCATTGCATGCGGATCGAAGTCTGAAAGGACTGCAGATGTACTACACACCGAAACTCTCAGCTGAAACTCTCAAGAGTTCCAAGCTTCTCACACAAACAATCCGATGCCACAATTCTGGATTCCCTCTCGGAGAACTCCAGATCAGCATCATCGAAGGCCAACTCAGCTATTTGGAGGCACACAATGATGCGATCTATCTCCATCCGTTCTACAGAACTTCGGCTAGCGTGCTACTCAAGAAGCTTGAGGATTCTCTCCATCAAGCGCAAGGAAACGGGTGGGCGTGTAGTCCTCAAGAGCAAGATCGCCTTCGCCTCCTCGTCAGTGCAACCATGTACTGTTTGGGTTCCCTCAAACAAGAAGGTTACTCTCTTCCATCATTTGCCGTTGCTGGTGGAAGTGCGGGACGACTTCTTGCCTTGGCGAAATGGTACTTCTTTCTTTCTTCACAGCGGCTGGAACTACCTCAATATTCAGTCGGGCCAAAAACTGAAAACGCGCAGTGGGAGAACTTCAAGCACTGGCTCGATGCGGCGTTCCAAGTTCGTGAGGACTGGGGCAAGAAAGCAAGAGTTCTTGAACAAGAAGCGCAGCAGCGACTCTACGACGAGAACGTAAAAGACATCAAGTCGCATGAATCTCTCAAGCGCATTGACTTGAACAAGGTTTGGAAGTGGATTGCTAATCAGATGGAAGATCATGTGGCGAGTGGAAGACTTGTCACGATGAAGGATCTTTGGCTGAACGGAGACTACAAAGCACACGAATGGCTTTCTGATGATGTGGATGATCTGCAAGAACTTCTGGTGAAGCATTGTGACTGCGGAAACGACATCATGTTCTTCATCAACAATCGACTCAATGGGATTCGTGCCCTGATTCGAGACTTCTATTCTGGCTTCACTCTGCTTGGAACATCGGATGGAACGGGACCGGATGAATTCGATGGTGCGCAGACTGAACAGGAAGCGGCACTGATTAAAGGATACGATGACAAGGTGGAGCAGCTGGAATCTTTGCCGCCGAAACCGCAGAAAGAAAGCTTCACCTCAGTTGTTCTCTTCATCCGTGCGGAAGCAGAATGGAATATTCTCAAGCGCCGTTGGGATCAGAAGCAGCAGAAGCCAGATTCCCAATGAACACAGCGGCACAACCCTAGGAACTTTCAATGGCCCTCAAACCATCAATCCAAGCGCTTCTCGATCAAGCCAAAAGAAATCATGCGGCACGATTAGAAGCAGCGCTTGCAGCCGGCAGCACGCCAACATCGGCGGTCGGATCTGCAGTCCTCCAACAAGTTAAGGAACTCCATGTCAAATCCGCGCAGCCCACTAAGCACTCCATCTTGGGTGCTTCAGGATTCACTCCTTCAACGGGTGTTAGCCTCAACGAAAAGCAATCAACCGCAGTTGAACTCGCAATCCGAGGCAAAAGCATCAATCTTATTGGTGCAGCAGGTACAGGAAAAACTACAACAACTCGAGAAGTCATTGCACAACTCGTGCGACTCCCACACATTTCTCAGCTTAGTGCAGGCACAAAGCATCTTGTTAAAGACGCACCGGGAATTGTTGTCATTTCTTTCACAAATAAAGCAGTAAACAATCTGAAGAAGTTCCTCCCGCAAGAACTCCAGCTGCACTGCATGACTTATCACAAGGTGCTGCAGTATGGTCCTGTTCGCTACCAGAATGAGCCTGGGAATCCTGCAGGTGGAAGCACGATGCGATTCGAGCCCCACTATACAGAAGACAACAAGCTTCCTCACATCTCTTGCGTGATTGTGGAAGAGTCTTCCATGGTGAGTGAAGAACTTCATCGCACCTTCCTCAAAGCGCTTCCCAATCCTGACGCCACCCAATTCATCTTCCTTGGAGACTTGAATCAGCTGCCTCCGATCTTCGGACCCAGCATTCTTGGCTTCAAGCTTCTCGAACTCCAAACCGTGGAGCTAACTCATGTCTATCGTCAAGCACTTGAATCTCCAATCATTACACTTGCGCACAAAATTCGGGAGGGTAGAGGTTTCAGCGCGAACGGAAAAGGGATCTTGGAAGAAGGTGGCTTCACTGACGATCGAGCCGAACACGGGAAAGTCACAATCCGCCCCTGGAAAAAGAAAACAGAAGCACGCCCGGCGATGAAGGTGTGTCTGCATAACTTCCTCGTTCCCCTTGTGACTGCTGATGACTATGACTTCAATGAAACTGCTATTCTCTGCCCGTTCAACAAGTCGTTTGGAACTCTTGAACTTAACAAATTCCTGGCTCAGAGTTTGGGGGAGAAACGAAAAGCAGAGGTCTTTGAAGTATTGGCCCGAGGAACTGCCAGTTATTGGGCCGTGGGAGATAGAGTTCTGGTGGATCGACGAGAAGCAATTATCCTCCGCATTGAACCAACAGTTGGATATGCCGGAAAATTTCCGCAAGAAAGCTCAGTCTCTCTTGATCGCTGGGGTAAGTATCGAGATGGAAAGGAACATCATGCGAGTCCTAGTGACGAAGATCGAGATGTGAAACTTCTTCTCGGACTGGAAGCACTGGAAAGCATGGATCTTGGAGATGGAGAGGAACAGAAAAATGCAGCAAGCCACACCATCACTGTCGAGTTTGTCGACTCTGGAGCTACACAATCTCTGTCAAGCTCTGGGGACATCAATTCCATGCTCTTTAGCTACGTACTCACTGTTCACAAAAGTCAAGGATCGGAATGGAAAAGGGTTATTCTGCTCCTACATTATTCACATAACAGCATGCTCTCAAGGGAGCTACTTTACACAGCAATTACTCGGGCTAAGCACGAACTCTTCATCATCTGCGAGCCGGATCGGAAAGGAATTTATAACAGCCTTACAAAAGCTGCAAAGAGCCCGGAGATTCACGGGGTTACGCTAGAAGAGAAAGCACACTACTTCAAAGCGAAGAAGAGAAGCATGCAGCGGATGGAAGACAAAGAAGCAGCAGCGGAACATCCCGCGAAGAAAATGGCAGACTTCCAAGGCATGTAGAATCTAGATTAGATCTAATCTCTGGGAGGGGGTTGACATCGCCCCCGACCTGTGAGACAGTACGTACTCCCAACAAGGGAACGCGTTCCAAACTTTTCTCAACACCGCTCCAACCGAGCAAAACTTTTTGAAAGACAATCATGACTGAAGTCGCACAAGAGAACACCCTGGCAGAAGAAAACACCGGCGCTGTCGGACAGGTCTCGTCGCCCACCACGATGGTGGAAACGAAGTTCACGTTCAAGCAACGCACGATCAAGGACGAGAACGGCAAGGAAATCGGCAAGGCAAAGAAGCAGCCTGCACTGGTTGCAAATCTGCCGCAACCGACGAAGACCACGATTGCACAAGTTCTGCAATCGGAAGATCCGGCGTACGCGAAGCTGTCGCAACTCTTCCTCGATACGATTCACGGCATCGTTCGCGACCAAGCCAAGAGTCAGCTGGATGAAGTGATCGAAGGTTTCGGCATGGACGACAAGACCGTCACTGCTGACAATCTGGATTACGACAAGCTCGATCTGATCTACATTGCCAATCTGGAACCGGCTCAACGCGGCGCCCGTGCGATCACCGAAGAAGAGTTCAACACTTTCTTCGAAGATTACGCGAACGTCATGGTGGTCGCAACCGGCAAGCCGCTGGAAAAGATCAAGAACCACATCGAAATCTTCCGCAAGCCGGCGCGTGTTCGCAACGCAAAGGAAATGCTGCAAGTCCTGCTCATGCAGCTGGACCTGTACATCACGAAGACTGCAGCTCTGGAAGACACCGGCGAAGTTGCCACCCGTCTCCGCGCTCGCTTCGCCAAGTGGCTGGAAGAAGAAGAGAAGTTCGACACCAGCATCCTGTAAGCTGGAACGTTTGATTAGACTCCCTAGCACAGTGTAGACTCCGTCCCACTCCCTGCTAAGTCTAATCTGCGAGTGCTGAGCACCACTATAAACTGCTCACCAAGTTCTGTTTTCTAGTCTCCACTCTTGTGGTGTGTTCCTCCCTCACAGCATTGCCAGTGCAACCGCTTGAGTGGAGACTAGAGAGTAGAAGTTCTGTTCTGTTAGTTGCATATTGGCACCAGTAAGACTGTGTGGGCGTTACGCGCGTTCAGACTCTTCACTGGTTAAAACAAGACCTGCCCAGCATGAATCGGCTGGTGTTCCAAGTTGGGTTCGATTCCCGTAAAACGAGAGCTTGGTAAGTGCTGAAGCAGGATGCGCACTTGGTCAGTATGCAACTAAGAGAGTAGAGAGTTGATTGCGGTTTAGCTCCGCAGTAGGATAACACACTCCCTGAAGTTGATTCGGTAAAGCTGCTTTATGCTAGCGACTCGCTACTCTCCCAGACTGTAACATGAACACAGCGCGAAAACTGTAGAAAATTTCAAAGGACAACCTGACCCTCAAGTCTTAACCGGCTGTGAGGGTTTTCTTATTGGCACTGGCAACGAGGAAAGGAGGATGAAGTGCTCGAAGGAACACTGAATCAAATCTTCAAGAGGATCACAACAGGAGAAAAAGTTGAAGCGCAATTCACCGACAAGCAAGAGTACGAAAGCGCACGAACAGGATTGCTCCGCAAATTCCGCAAGGACGTGGAAGCATTCACGAAGTGCGGATTTCCTTCTCCCATGGAAGGGAAATATCTCAAGTGCAGTTGGGATGGCGGAGAACTTTCCGGTAGCTTTGAGCTTGCTGACGAAGCACGTAAAGCTCACGCTGGTAAGAGCAAAGTCTACGGAATGAAAGACGTCTGAGACTCTGAGACTCTGAGACTATGGCACTTCTCTACGGACCCGTGTGGCAACTGATTAAATCCTCGCAATCGGCGGAAGTCGTTGTGAGTGAGGACAATCTCGCCACATTAATTCAGGGTGTGAGAAGGACTAAGTGCGCAGAGAACTCTGGCCGAGGGAAGCTGGGATTGATTCCTTGGGCGAGACTAGAGACAGAAAAGGAACTTCTAGACCCAGTAAAGAGGGTGTGGAAGGTAAGATTCAAACTCAGTTACGACACTCGGATCTGAGAAACTTAGAAAGGCACTGGCAATGACAAGCAAGAAGCGGAAGTACAAGCAAGAGATGAATCTTGCAGCAAGCAAGCGCGAGAGCGAACTCCTTCCCGCAGAGGGGCTCATCACTGTGAGCTTTGTCTTCGGGGGGATCCGACACGTTGAGCGACACCGTCTGAATGAATTCGAACTTCGCCAGATGAAGGAGCTCATTCAGCAGCACGGCGGACTTGCAAGTCAACAAGTTGTGTGGCGTGGTGCAATCAAATGCGCAGAACAAGTTGCGAAGAATTGCGTGGCTGAAGCAGGCCAGCGATTCGACGAAGAGTTCGGCCCGAAAGTTAAGGTGGCAGATGCGGTGGAAGTGGAAGAGGCAGCAATTCCCAATGTCTTCTCCGCAGCAGGACTCGGAATGAACGCAGCGCAAGAAGCCCTGCAAGTCACCGAGAAA